TGTGGTCATCTAATATACCTGCAGATGCATTTGATGTGTCAATCGTAATTGCTTTACCTGTTTTAGACGCAGTTAATGTGAATGTGTCTGCACTTGCATCGTATGTCCACGCATCAGTACCATCATCTGCCGATGTAATTTGTTCCCAGTGATTCTCAGTTCCTAAATTTATATCGGTTATTTCTTCAGTCCCTAAAAGACCAGCATCATTTTCCATATTAGCATTAGGGATAATGTCTGCCACAGCCATCCTTTTGTATGTTTGTGAGTCTTCTTCTATTTCATCGACCCTAATATCCTTAATAAAAAATGTGTATGTTTCTCCATTACCACTTGTACTTCTATCAAATCTAATAAATTCTTGGGGCTTTGCATCACCATCGCCATTAAAATCGTTTGCTGTTGTCGCTGTCCACTTAAATTTAATCTCTGTGTATTCTGTAGACATAGTCTTACCTGCATCATTTCTATAGCAAGGACAATCTGCAGCTGTTGAGGTTGTTTGAAATCTAAGAGCTTTACTGGCAACTGTTGACTTTGCTTTAAATAAAATTTCGTATTGTTTCCCAGGTTCAAACACGCCACCAGAAATTGGAACTGGAATCGAAAATTGCATATGGTTACTATCTGCGTGGTTTGGAACTACTATCTTAAACGCACCATCTTCCTTTGTAAATGCACCACCATTGTCAAATCCACTGCCTGTTGCTGTCCATCCATGTTTAGTATTTCCTTTAGCCCATGCTGTACCATCTGGTATATCACTTAAATTATCTCTGTATATTTCAGTTTTAATCTTGCGACTGCTCTCTTTTGGATATAAGGTAACTGGAGAGCCTACTATATCTGAAGTCTTAAGCTCTGCTCTTACTACTTTCTTTGATTTAAAATCTGGTTTTATCAATATATATACCACTCCTTTTTATCGCTATTTAAACATATACCTAGAGACGATTGAACTGTGTGTGGCAGTGGGACTAATGACACATTTGTAAAGTACCATTCCGATGTTGTGTTAGTTATCTGCCCTATAACAAGATTTTCATTAGAGGCTGATGCTGCTCCACTGTGTGCAACATTACAATAACAAACCCCTGTTCTCTGTGTAGTCGTTAGAGCTGTAGTCCCATCTTCAAAATAAAATGGATACCATGTCCCCTCTTCATGGGTAAAAGAGCCTGCTGTAGCACCTATTGCAGGAGCAGTTCCTGAGCCACTCCACCACAGGTCTGCTGTTATTTTATACATTCGGTAGATGTCGACCTCGTCTGATGTGAAGTCTGAATCAGAGCTCTCATCCATAGTCCTTAAATACCCCCTTGTGAGCTGTGCTCCTTCTCTCCCTGCACCACCAGTGTCATTTGTGTGACTTCCATTTCCACTTCCTGTTATCTTTATTCTGTTATTTGCTGTGTCTTCTGCGTATGTAATAGATGTATTTGGGCTATATTCTGCCCAGTTACTTGCACTTTCAAGGGTTCTATCGTTTTCTGCTACTATCGCCTCATACTCAAAGCCTGTATTTCTTTCTTTTTTACCATTATCTCCGACTATTTTCCTTAGTATGTCACCCTGAACCCATGTATGGTCAGAAGCTGTGTCCATATCAGAAATCCTACCACTAATTAAAACCTTTATATCGTCACCAATAGAACCAGCATCAAGAGCAACTCCCCATTTATTATTTGGTATTACATATTGAGCACCTCCATCAACAAAAGTAGATGGGATAGAATCTTTAATTGCTAAAAGTTTTCCATCTTTATCAACAGCTAAACTAACAGCGTGTTTTCTTGCTGTATCTATAGAGGCACCTGCAATCTTTGCTGTAATTATTTGATTCTCTTTGTAATCTCTTATATCGTATCTATTTACCCCAGGGAATATACATAGCCCACCAGTATCATTTGTTGTAACGCCTACCGATAATGGAAGCCAGTTCCTAGATGAGGTATCCTCTGAGATGCCTCCTTCATCTTTCTGATATACATAAACATTGTCTATTTGTATTTCGTATGCTGTTGAGCCTGTATTAGATATTGTAAGACCATTAGATGCGTTAGTACATACAGCCTCTACATTATAATATTGGTTAGTGGTGCTAATATTTACTTCACCTCCACCACCACCTAATGTAATATTTATTGTAGGGGTGTCTGATGTTGTTAGTAAATCAGCCTGAAACCCTACAACATAGGTCTTTCCGACTACCAATGTTTCCATTTCAGAAGTAGCAAGAGTTGCACCTTGAGGAATAAGACTGCTTGTTGTGGTTATTTTCATCTTATCAGTAATAGCACTATCTACAGATACAGTAGTTCCAGCCCCAAGAGCTGTCCAGTTACCAGAATCAGAGCCAAACTCCCTGTCGTTATTAATCTTGATGATGTGTGAGCCAAAAGCCCACATTTCCCCTGCTGTTGTTATCCCTGAAACCTGTTGATTCGCTGTTGTTTGCGTGTCTTTTGTTTGACAATGCCCTGCCACCACTATATCTACAACCTGGTCAGGGTCACCACCTGTCTCGCATATCCCCCACATACCTGGGTACGAATGATACTTATCTCTATCTTCAGGATGAAGGAATCCTGGGTTTCCATTTCCAATGGAGTGACCACCCCTTGCTAATAAATCCCCATTAGTATCTAAGTATAAATAAACTGGCATCCCTGGGTCTATAGAGTTGTTATCACCAGAATATGTTCCCTTTAGTTTAGCTTGAACTCTATGAGACTCTCCATGAGAGTAGTCTGATATATAAGGGGTTTGAACGCCCTGCCATATAATAACCTTACCATCCTCCCCATAGTTAACTACAGTACCTAGGTTGTTTGTTAGGTATTGCCATTCAGTGCTAGTTCCATTTAGTGGACCACAGTTTATATAGCAAGAGTTGAATGCAGGGTCTCCAAAGCCATCACTTTTCTGATGTTCATGAGGTCTAAATCCACCTATTACCTCTCCAATGTCAGATGATGTTCTATTGTTTTTAAATGTAACCTCTCCCTGGATAATTACCTCAACAATATCACCTGCATTGGCAGGTTTTTCTATTATGCCCCACCTACCTGGGTGCCCTCTGTATTCTGTGTTCATTCCATAGGTTTTTCCAAATAAAATACCTGGAGTACATACCTTCTTTACCTTGCTTATGCTTGTAGAATCATACGCTACCGATATATGCACTGGACACGCTGCATATGTCTTGTGTGTTAGCTCTGCATGAACTACTATTTTACTGCTATAATTTGTTATATATGGGCTTCCTGTTATCATTAATTCATCCTTGTAAAGTCATAGCTTGTTTCATCTGTATCTTCAAACTCTAATAGTTTCTCTATGTTCTGTTGTAATAAAGGCTTCACTTTAGGTGGTTTTATAGGTGCTTGAGTATGGGTTAGTGCATACCTTATTGCATCGCATATATGGTCCTCTAAAGTGGTATCTATATCCTCTGGGTTCTTATCATCTCTTATCATCTCTGGTAAGGTTCTTGTAAGGTTCGGACACTTATCCTTTAGTATATAAAAATTAGGCATCATATCCTCTGTATAGTGCATCAACTGAGCCATGTTACGCCATCCTATTACTCTGCTATTATTCGCAGGTACAAGGTTTGGTATATACTGACCTAATGCAACTGCTATTGATTTATCTGTGTACATTGGACTATGAGACGCATTCCAACTCATTGGATTACGAGCCCACATTGATGGGTCACCTAAGCTCATGAATATATCCTCATCTCCAGTCATATCCATTATCTCTTGTCCCCACTCTGATGGATGCTTCTCTGTTCCATATAGCTCTCTATAGCAGAACACTCTATTATCTGGTGTTACCTCTATCCATATACACGCAAATGGAGCACTGAATCCCCAGTCAATACCGATGTACTTCTTATTATATTCTCTTCCATATCCTAGTTGTGTAGCAACATCCTCAGTGACTATGTGTTTACTTGGGTTCCACTCTGTGAAATACTGACCTGCAAATATATCCCAATCTCCATGTCTCCATGCACTCCTTAATGGCTCTGGTAATGTATCCAGGAAGTTAACATAGTCTGGGTCATTCTCCATGAGTGTAGGATTATTATCTATTGTCGCTGGTATGTACATTCTATATCTTGAACCTTCCTCTTTAAATGCCACTCTTGGCTTGTGTCCTTGTATAAATCTTCTCTTTACCCATTGATGTCCTTTACCACCTGGATTAGCAGTACAGAATACCTTTGGCTCTAGTCCTTCTACTGTGCTTCTACAACTTGATATGAGCTTCAGATAACTCTCTTCTGATGGTATCTGTGTAAGCTCCTCTATCAGTATCCTATGGTACTCATGACCTTGATATTTTGTGTACGCACTCTCATCCTTAAGATGCCCACATCTAATGGTAGCTCCAGAAGGAAACTTAATCGTTGCAGGTTTACCAGTTATCTTCGCATATGGATACATCTTATGTGCTCTATCTATCCAGTCTGCAAGGTCATCTGCATTCCTTCTAATGACTAGCATTCTAGCTTCTGGATGCTCT